TGTAACTTGGACACCTCTTTCTGTAAATGCATTACAACCACGAGTTAGTTTGACACTATGACGGCACGCGTTACTCAGATTGGCATCCAAGGGCTCGTAAAGGGCGATCCTGACGCACGTCTGGCTCAGATCGGTGTGCAGAGCCTTGTCAAGAATATCCCCGACGTGCGCGTCAGCCAATTGGGTATCAAGGCGCTTGCCCGGAATAATAAAAACGCCGACGAAATTGAACCCACCACACGACTCCTGCAAGCCACGACCAGTGCCTCGTTAGGTATTCCCGGTGATCCTTACTACAACAAAGTCTCTCTTCTTCTCCAAGCGGATAAGGGGTTTCGGGACCTGTCGAAATACAATGACTATGTGAACGGAGATAGGGGGTTTTTGTTCATCCGGGACACGCCGGCTAAGTTCCTAAAGGCATTTGAATCTGTCTCCAGTAACACCATGGGAATCCGTTACGATCGCAATCCAGAGCGGTTCGATTTCGGACGCGGGGCTTTTACCATTGAGGGCTGGATCAATCGTCCGGCGTTTAGCGGTTTCCGCTATATCATGGGTAACTGGTATCTGAAAACGGAGCGTTCTTGGTTCATTGGGACCAACAACAACGCCCTGACTTTCAGAGCCTCGATCGATGGGACGGAAGCCAACTTCTTCAATCTCGAAGGAGCGGACTTACCAGCCAATACGTGGACTCACATCTGCGTAGAGCGCGACATCGAGGGGACGGTCCGTATGTATGTCAACGGTCAAACCGTGGCAACTGGGACTTTTCCAAATGAAATCCGAAAGGTTGATACTAAGCTGATCTTGATGGGTAGAAACCACTCATCGTCTATTGGTGGTATGAATAATTTTGAGGGCTTATTGGATGATTTCCGGGTAACAAAGGGGGTTGCTCGGTATGCTTCTGATGCCGGGTTTGTCATTCCAACAGCCCCGAATCCGATTGGCCCTGTTGACTACGAGCCATTCAATACCGATCCTTTCTGGGATAAGACTACGTGTGTCCTCGATCCTTTCGATGGTGCTGCTATTGATTACAAGCGCGGAGCCACGATCACTGGTTTAACCGCAAGTAGCTTACAATTCAGCGGCGTCGGAACCATAGCGCATGTGGACGGACAATGGAACTTTGGTGGGCGGACGGAGCCTTTCACCTTTGAAGTCGATATTGGTTGGAATAGTTCTTCGGGTAACAGTGTCGTTCAGATTATTTGTCCGGGCAACTGGCACCTCGCTACCGGAACTTCTGTTATAGCCTTTCGCGTCTGGAATGGGACATCTTTTGTTGAGGTGTTTTCGTGGCCCAACATAGATGCTGACTGGTATTTCCCCAGAGCCACTGAAACCACAATAATTACCCGTGACGAGATGGGGGTTTATCGGTTCTACCAGCAGGGTAAATACATGGGTAGCGCCGTGGCTCCATTTGCACCTGACACACCGACGGCTGATTTGACCATCAATGCTGACTCGGCTCGCGTAATCCGCTGCTTGCGGATGACGTGGGACGCCGTTCGTTACCGGGAAGAAGACTTCATCAATAGCCCGATCGCGGATTTACCGCCCCCGCGTAGTGGGCCGGCTTATGCCGCCCCGATCCTCCCGGATGCGACATACCCCTATGACTTGGCATTCCCTGATCCCAAGGACGGAGCAGTAACTTGGCGGAGCGTTGTCGGTGCCAGCCCGTCCCCTAGGACTATCCATACTTCTGGTGTTCTTTACGAAGAAGACCCGAATGATCGCTGGCGTTGGGCTACAGGAAATTCTTCCACCACATTGTTGGATTATCATAGACTCCTTATCCCTGTTCAATATCTTGATGACATTGATGCAGGTGGAGTCTTCCTTGAATACTCCGCACTAGCGGCTGCCCCTTTCGATCACGCTGGGAACGGCACCCTCGTGGCGCTCGCGTTGGATAAGAATAGTCAAATGCTAAACGCATCCAGCAGCGACGCTGTTGTGACGGATAAGACTTTCAAGAACACGCAAGGGGCTATGTTCCTACCAGTGGGAACCCGGACCGTTGAGGTGGGTATCCTAGCTGGGTTGAGTGCTTTCCAAGGTAACTACGTCATGAGCCGCATCTCTGCCCGTCTCGTTGACGGGTTTGAGGATGCTCGCGAATATCTCAGCAAACCGACTCAGTTGATGGGCTCGATCATCAAGACTGACAATACGGAATGGACCGACGCTCGCGGCGGCACCATTATCGATACAGCAAACCTGAGTTGGCTGGCTACTTCGCTGACCACAACCCAGAGGGTGATGGACCTTCGGTGTGTGGATGATCTTCCGAGCAGCTACTTCACCAGCATCGACAACGGACTGGCGGCTTTTCGTTTTAAGGCTATCGCAACTCAGAATGAGGTCGATGATTTTGGGTGGGCCTATGTCGAGTTTCTGGATGTGTCAGATCAAGTAGTCGGCCGCCGGGTTTTCAGTTCACCTAACCCACGGGTTGCATCGCCAAGGTTTGTGGGTCTCAATGTCGATTGTCCGATCCCGGTCGGTGCCCGTAAGGTCGTCATGGCTATCATGGGCTCGATGAATTATGGCGAAGTCGTGAATGGCACCAACCAGATCAATTTCCCGACGAACTTCCACGAGGCATATTGCTACATCCCGGCGTCAGGGGAGATGCCAGTAATCCCGGTCCCGCCGACTCCGGCAGGGGATGAGCATTGGGATAACGTAGTCTGCCTTCTGTCTACCCGTAATGGGGTGATCGAGAATCTGGGTAACCCCCGATACAGAGAACACATCGCTCCGGTCGGTGTGTCCGTAGCCTCGATCGATTCTCCATTCGGAGACACAGCCATAGCGTCCAACTTGTCTCTGGTGACAGGTAATTCGTTCTATGTCGAAGTCAAACTGGCTGACTTTGAAGGAGGGGCCTTTGGTCCCCAGATGACTTTCGAGGGCTGGTTCTACAGAACTCATCCAGTTAACACAGCGTTACCGAGTATCGGTATTCACAACCAGTTAAACGGTAATAACGGCGCTATTGATGGCGCGACTACTGGTATCCTGATGGATGGTGTGACGACGACAAACGTCCAAAGCATCATCGATCAGTGGTATCACATCGCCTATTGTCGTGACGAAACTGGTAGAGCGGTTCTGTTCGTAAACGGCGAACGTCAGAATATCGGTAGAACCGCGTTTGCAACGTTGTGGAACCGGGTTTTCCGGATCGGCCAATGGAATGTCGCATCCAATGTTTTCGGATGGTGCGGGTATTACGACGAAATTCGGATTACCAAAGACGTTGAACGATACACCGAAAACTTCACACCTCCGGGCAATCGTTACCCGACCAAGCTGCCTTCTGGGTCGCTTTTGTTGAATGGCGAAACCGGGCGCTTGCTACTCTCCGGAGACACTGGTGGAATCCTTACCTAAAAGGAAATTGAAATGGCTGATAAAGACACATTAGCATTAGACGTAGCGGGCCTGCTGGATGGCTCAGAGCAGGTTCACATCGTTCAGGACGGGGAGAGCGTGAGGACGAGTGCCGGCGACATTGCCGCTCTCGCGGGCGATCCCGGATCGGTATTTGGTCCTAAGTGGGAGATCGCTTTCCAGTGGACGTGGACGACTAACGTCACGATGGTCGATGCAAACAATCTGGGCGATTACAAAGAACTGATTGTTATCTGTAAAGATATTTCAACCAGTGCTTCTGTTCTTCGTTTGTTACAGCTTAGCACCAATAACGGAGTGAGCTACTTTTCTGGTGCAACTGACTACACTCTTCTGGCGAATACAGGAACCCTGACCAACAGGAATAATGCCGCCAGCCATGTCAGAACCAACAACGGTCAAAGAACGATTTTCATGCGCCTGCCGACTAACATCGATGGGGCTATCAAGGTTATCCAGAGCAACGAAGGTAACGTTATTTTCCAAGCCAGCAACGCGAAGGTGGATGCCGTTCGGCTCCTGCTCAGCGCTGCTGGGAACATCACCGGCGGATCGATGATGATCCTCGGTCTGCGATAAGAAAGAGATACCATGCAAGTCAAAAACCACATCCTCGAAGGCGTGCGCGTCGTGCGGTCTCCCAACATCTCCGGGTTCATGACACCGACTGGTGCAATCATGCACTACACCGCCAGTTTCAATGCCGATAGTGCAATTCGAACCTTGACAAATCCGGCTGCCAAGGTATCTGCACATTTGGTGATCGATACTGATGGAACGATCACGCAGCTTGTCCCCTTCAACCGGGTTGCATGGCACGCCGGACCGTCGAAGCTGGCTGGCCGGACCGGATGCAACAACTTCACGATCGGGTTCGAGTTCGTTAATCCGGGATTTTTCCGGATCGCCAAGGACGGCACAATCATGGATTGGGAAGGCAAGCGACCCGTCCCGAAGGCAACGTTGGACCGTTTCGATCTCAGTCTACGTGCGCCAAACCGCCGTGTGGGAGGCGGGACTTTTGTCTGGCCGGGGTATTCCAAGGCCCAGATCAACGCCGGCCTCGAAGCTCTCAAGGCCATCAAGGAGGCTTACGGTATCACACTGATCGCCGGTCATGAAGACATCGACACACGGGGCTGGAAGACCGATCCGGGCCCGGCTTTCCCGATGGGTGATTTCAAGGCCGTCATCCATGGCGGCGAAGATCGCGCCGATGGGATGCAGCCGGCTAAGAGCCGCTTCCTTGTCAACACCCCGCGCCTCAACGTCCGGGCCGCACCCAACGGATCAGGCGCGATCCTGACTACCCTGTCGGGCGGCTCTGAGGTGGTGGTGATCGAAGACCTCGGAGCGTGGAGTCATGTCGAATACGCTCCGGGAAAACGCGGCTACCTTGCAGATCAATTCCTCAAGAAAGGGTAAACCATGCCACTTGTTTCAATCCCGACTTGGGCAGCCGCAAAGCTCTTTTTCAAGAGCAAGAAGTTCCTGATCCCGGCCGCCATCATCACCTTGCTGTTGGCGATCGGGGGCGGCACCTACCTCTATCTGAATCACCAACAGAAAGAGGCTGTCTCAGCAGCCGTCGAAGCAGCCGATTCCAACGCTACGATCCAGACCTACGAAACCAAGGAAACCATCAACACCCGCACGATCGAAGTGGACCGCCGCTTCGAAGACCTCCAGCGGCAGACCATCAAGGATTACGCCAATGTCCGAAACCAAATCGAAGATGCCCCGGTTGAAGAGCGCGATGCTCAAGCCCCTCCTTTGCTCATTGATACTCTCAATGAGCTTGACCGCCTGCGCCAGCAGAGAAACACGGGTGGAGTTCCTGACGCCGACGTTCCGGTCGGATGAACTGGTCTGCATGGATGCACCGGCCGGCCAGCTTCCATCTGACACGGCGCTGGTGACCGCAATCGAGCGGGTTGTCGGAATCGACGAAGCTGGTGAAGACTGCCGCCAGCGCCTCGACCGGGTGAAAACCAAGATCGAAATCTTCAACGAGGTGGTAGCGGCAATCAACGCCGGTAAAGACCCGAAAAAAGATTGACAATCACCGCCATTCTGAATATACAGTCCGCCTTGCAAGAGCGAACGGCGGGGGAACGTCACTCACCCTCCGGGGTCACACGTCCCGCCAAGTAGCTCCCGTCCTTAGGAAACCCAATGACCTCTGTGATTCTCTCCCCGCTGGTCAGCGCGACCATCCTTGCCGACTCCATCTCGCCCGCCGGCGTCCGTCTGACGACCATGGAACTGGTCTACCCCCGCTTCATTCACTCTGAACTGATGACCCACCGCGTGTTCTCCCGGAACGCTTCATCGAGCCGCGCTATCCCGACCAAGCGTGCGATCAAGATGATCCGGGAGAACCCGGCCGTGCCCGCTTCGTGGCGTATGAACCAGCCGGGTATGCAGGGCTACGAAGTCGCTTCCGAAGAGACCACGCTGGCTGCCCAGACGATCTGGCTCGCCGCGATGGAAGATGCGATCCGTCACGCCGAAGCGATGGATGCATTGGGCATCCACAAGCAAGTGGTCAACCGCATCACAGAGCCGTTCGCTCACATCAAGGTCGTCCTCACGAGCGTTTACTGGGGCAACTGGGATGGCCTTCGCCGGCATGGTGCCGCTGACCCCACTATCTGTGCGCTGGCCGAAGCGATTCACGAAGCACGAACCAACTCGGTCCCGCAAGACCTGCCGATGGGTGAATGGCACCTGCCCTACATCACCAAGGAAGAGCTTGCGATCCACGGCATCAATCTGTGCAAGAAGATCAGCACCGCCCGGTGCGCCCGTGTGAGCTACAACAACCACGACGGCACCAAGACGACGCCCGAAGCGGACCTCAAGCTGCACGATATGCTGCTGGTCGATCAGCCGATCCACGCCAGCCCGGCCGAGCATCAGGCGACTCCTGACCAACGCCGGTTCAATGGATGGGATAAACCCGAACTTCATGGCAACCTTGCCGGCTGGATTCAGTATCGCAAGACGCTGACCGGTGAAAACATGGACGCCATTATCGGTTAACCACTGCAATTCTGACTTGACAGACAGGCCCGCCTCCTTCACTGGAAGTGGGCCTTTCTAATTGGAGACTGATTCGTGATCGATGCCGGAACCACCAGCCGCTACAACGATCTGCTGCTCATGGCAGCAGCAGCCGATGAGCGTTACTATGTGGACGACAATCCCTGCATGGATGATGACGAATACGATGCGATCAAGCGCGAGATCGCACGGATCGAGATCGAGTTTCCTGAGATCATCTCGCCGGATAGCCCGACACAGAAGGTCAGCGGCAAGGCCAGCGAAGCCTTCGAGAAAGTGCCACATCGCCAGAAGATGGAGAGCTTGGATAACAGCTTCTCACCAGTCGAAGTCGCTGAGTGGGCTACCAAGAACTTGTCGGCCGATGATGTCATCCTCGGTGAACTCAAGATGGACGGCCTTAGCTTGAGCCTCATCTATGAAGACGGCCACCTCGTGCGTGCGGTGACGCGTGGTGACGGTCAGATTGGTGAGGATGTGACACACACCGCTCGCATGATTATCGGACTGCCCCAGCACATCGGAGCTTTCCTCGACGACAGCGATGACATCGTTGAAGTTCGCGGCGAAGTCTACATGACCCACGAGAACTTCAAGGCCCACAACCGGGCCGTGGAAGATGGTGTCGCCGGTAAGGGCGTCAAGAAGCTGGCGAACTGCCGCAACGGGGCGGCCGGCGCGCTTCGCCAGAAAGACCCGAAGGTAACTGCCAAGCGTGGTATCCACTTCATGGCCTTCGGTGTCACCAACGATACCTTCCCGGACATCGATAGCGACCTCGAAGTCCTCGATGTTCTCGAAGAGATCGGGTTCGACGTGGTGCCGCACTTTGTGATTGGCAACCAGCCGAAGGCGATCGAGCAACAGATCGAGAAGTATGCGGCCGAGCGCCCGGACCTGCCCTTCGACATTGACGGCATCGTCTGGAAGATCGACAGCCGGGGGACCCGCAAGGGTATGGGTTCGACCAGCCGAGCGCCGCGTTGGGCTACTGCCTATAAGTTCCCCGCCGAGCGGAAGACCACAAAGCTGTTGGGTGTCGATTTCCAAGTCGGACGCACCGGAGCCATCACGCCCGTCGCGCTCCTTGAGCCAGTGTTCGTCGGCGGTGTGACCGTCTCGACCGCGACTCTTCACAACGAAGACGAGATGAACCGTCTCGACCTGATGATCAACGACGTGGTTGTAATCCAGCGCGCCGGGGATGTCATTCCGCAAGTTGTCAGCGTGTGTGAGAGAGCAGCGGACTCGATGCCGGTGTTCTTCCCGACGACTTGCCCGGCCTGTGGTGGACCGACCGAGCGTCAGGAAGATGAAGCCGTGCGTCGCTGCACGTCGGGCTTCAACTGCCCTCCCCAGTTGCAAGCCTATCTGGAACACTTCGTCAGCCGTGATGCCTTCAACATCGACGGTCTGGGCCCCAGCCAGATCGAGGACATGATCCGCTTCTTGGGACTCAGAAAGCCCAGCCAGATCATGAAGCTGCCAGACGCTTCCCTCTACGATTTTGGCACAGCCGATGATTGGGCCATGCCGGATTCTCCGATTCCCGAAATCATGGAGAACTGGGAAGGCTACGGCAAGACCAGCATCAAGAAGCTGATGACCGCGATCAAGAAGGCTCGAAACGTTCAGATCGATCGCTTCATCTATGCTCTGGGTATTCGCAACATTGGAAAGTCCACCGCCCGCGACATCGCCAAGGAACTCAAGACGGCCGACGCCTTCTTCCAGCTTCCGCTTGCCGAAGGGCGTTTCGAAAAAGCGGTTGGTCACATCGATGGTATCGGCCCGGTGGCAATCCAATCTTTCGAGAACTTCTTCAACAACGACGACTCCTACGAGGAAGTCTTCGCCTTGCGGCTCGCCTGTGAAGTGCAGGACATGCCGGCGAATGAAGAGGGACCAAAGCCGCTGGCAGGCGAGGTGATCTGCTTCACCGGTGGGATCGATCGGTTCACGCGTGATCAGTGCCTCATCATCGCCGAAGAGCTTGGCGCGAAGACGACCAACGCCGCCGCCAAGAAGACGACGATTCTCGTCGCCGGGTCCAACGTCGGTGCGAAGAAGATCGAAGCCGCCGAGAAGTTCGGATGCAAGATCGAAAGTCCCGAGTGGTTCTACGATGTGGTGGATGCCGCCGTCGCGGAAGGTTATGAATTGGATGTGATGGAATGAGGTTCGGAGACATCGTGACGATCCCGAAGCACTCTGATCCAGAGGAACGATTCGTGGTGCTGAACAGCTTCAACGGAATGTTGTTGGTGGCGTCTGGTCGAAACACCTCGTTCTTCACCCGAGAAACAAACTGCGTATTGTTGGAGGTGACGGACTGATGGCTACGATCAACGTCGGTGAAGACGATTTCCTCGCGGTCGCTTTGGCAGCCGCCAGCGCCAAGGACGAAGGCGATATGGATCAGGCACGAGCGCTCGACAAGATCGCCCGCAAGATCAACGCCAGTCTGTCTTCGGCCGCGACCAAGCAATATCGCTGGCTGGGCGGTTCCACGAAACGTGAGCCCCTGCGTTGGCAGGATGTTCCTTCAACCATAGGAGAAAACTAATGACGCTGATCATCAGCTCAAAGGAGATAATGCCCACCTTCAAGGTCCGGGAGCCTGAGAAGGGCCCGCCGATCTTCGCAGGAGATGTGTTCGATCACCCGACCTACACCGCTGTCGTCGTCGAAGATGTCACGATCGATGAACGCTCGATGCCGCGTGAGCGCGTCGTAACCTTCCGCGCCGCCACCCGGCAGGAACTCGAAGAGAATGGATACATCTGATGCCGATCCCCGCTGCTCCGCCGTCGTCAAGCGCAACCAAGCTGGTTACGTCATGACCGTCCTTGCCATCTTCCCGACCTCAGAAGAGGCGTGGGAGTGGGCTCAGAACGCCAATGAGTGGTATGGTGCGGATCACCCGCTCACACCATTGACGATCATGGATGACATCCTGTCCAGCCCGCCTAAGTTCCCTGTGGAA